CCATCTTCTGTCTTCGTATATGTAAGTATACCGTCTCCCATTCGCCTTGTCAACTCTTGGCTTGTAGGAGTCATGTTGTTTGTTATTAATTTATCTTTTCTTGGTTGTCCAATATGTATAGTTGCAAGTATAGCACAAATCTCTTTAACCTGATCTTCTGAGTAATATGCCCTTATTTGAAAACCTGTTTTACCATCAATGCTTGATCCAACTGGTGGAGGAATCACTCCTCGTTTTATTAATCTTGGCATATACTTTCTATGACGATTAACTAACTTAGCAGTCTCAGCAATTGTGTATGCTCTTTTTCTATTTCTTCTAAAATCAGAACGTAGACACGTTTCTATCTTTGTTAATATTATAAACAGTAACCATTCCTGTTGATCTAGAACTATGGTGAAGTCTTACTAGGTCTCCATTAAGAAACCATATCTTTTTACCGCCAGAAATTACAGGTTCGCTATTATATGCTTCGCTCTGAATTTTTCCTTTTGCAGTAACCATTTTCCCTCCACAGATTCGCTAGGTGGATGATAAAATTTTCTGTTTCCACACTTTACACAATATGTTTCTAGGTGATCTATGTTTGAATGTATTCTATCAACAAACATTTTTCCTTCGCATCTTTTACATGTCATATTAGTTTGGTACACCAATTGCAATCACATTAACGCCAACTGATGCTGTTCCAGAAGTTCCAAACTTTACAATAAACTGAACCTCTGAAGTTGTAATAGAGGTTATCACAACGCTTGTATTTGATCCAGCAGTTGTTCCGCTTATGTTTACAATTGATGCAGTTGCAATTGGAGGAAATTTAAAGTTAGAAAATGTTACAGAGTATGTTTTTTCTTGGCCAGCAGTTACTGTTTCATTGTTTGCAATAGACTTATACTTACCAACAAATTTTGTATCTGATGTCTTTAAACTTTTCTTTTCTGCTCCAACTACGTCAACATCTGTGTAGTTGTATGTTGCATCAGAAATAGAAGTAGAAAGGTCATTGACTGCCTCTGCTAACTGATAAATATATGTAACATCAAGAGGTTGCCCTCTTTCTGGTAGTGGTACTTTTGCCATTTTATTCCTCCTATTAGATTATATCAAAGATTGTGATCCAGAATCAAAGATTCCCAATCCTGCTTTTATTTGTTTTTTAGATGACGCTAGTTGTATCTTTACACGTACAGTTGCTGTTCCTTCATTTAAAAAAGAATATGAATGAACTGTTGATGTGCCGTGCCAAAAAAATGCATTACTATCAAAACTAACAAAAACATCATATTCTGGATGAAGATTTTCATCTCCCCATACTGCTGTAATTATTTCCTCAGTTATTGAAAGTGCTCCGCTTGTTCCAACTACATTAGCACCATCAGAATTATATATGGGAGACCAATGAGAGGTTCTGTTTCTGTCTTCAGAAATGACTCTGTATCTTGTGTTATATTTTAAAGTATCATGGTCAATTGGTGGCAGCAATGATTTTGAAATTCTTGTTTTTTTAATGTTTGCATCAGCCATTATGTCACACCAATAGAGAATCTAAACTCAATATAATTACTTGTATTTGGTGATTTAATAATAGTTGCAGAAGTATCATTTTTAATAACTGAGTAACCAGTCAAACCATACAGTGGATTTGTTGTTGCAATATTTTCAAGTCTCATTGCATCCAAAGCAATATAGTAATCAGATGAAGGAAGCGGTCCTCCACTAATACCAGTATCAATAACACAAGCATAAATCTTAACAACAGTAACTGCTTCCCATGTAAAATTTTGAGTTGTGTACAGTTCTTGTAATTGTTTCTTTACTACAAAGTATCTATTTGTTTCAAAGTCATATCCATCAAAACCATTCTCAATATCAACTTCAAACCTTGCATATACATCTGGTTCTGCAACATCAGTGCCTGCAAAATCAATCAATATTCTAATTGTGTCTGGAACTGCTACAGAATCTCCATCTTTATTAACTAAAGAAAAGGCAAACCTTAGTTCGTCTGTTGGAGAGTTTTTAGAAAAATCAACATTTGGTGCAGTTAAGTGTATATGGTTTGATCCTGGCTCAATAACAATATGATCAACTCCACCAGATCCACCACCATCTAAACTTAAATCTGAGTCGTCTCCTTGAATCAAGATAGTGTTATTTAAAAACCTTGCACGCTCATATCTTTCAAGTCTATTTGTTTTATAAAAAATAGAGTTGTCAGCATTTGTCTGAAATACACCGTCTGTTGCAATAACATTGTCATCTTCTGGATCATCCAAAGGAGTAGAAACTGTTGGTATTGCTGTTGCAGCAGAGTTGGTGTGGTGAATCCAAGTTTCTCCTTGTGCAAATGAAAATACTGTTTTACTATCATTGGCACCAGCAGATGGGTTTGATCCTGCAGAGTATAGACCTACCTCTGTTATTTCATATCTTTCTTCTGTTGGCAGTTCTGCTGTTAGGACTATCTTATCAATACCGCTTTCATTTATAAAACCTCTAGAGGAAATTGGTACTCTAAACATCTCAAAATCTAGGTTTGTTTTTGTTGCAAAGTCATCAGCAACATCTTCTGTCTGTAATGGCTGAGGGCCACATCCAACTGCAAGATATGAAGCATAGGCAGGAGCCTGCCCTAGCATATATTTTCCTATTATACTCTTGCCTTTATTTGTAATCATGATACAGTCTCTCCAAAGTTCGCTTCATATATTGTACCATTTATGGCGATTTGAACCTCTATCTGTTCATCATTATTCATATTAACAGTCTCAATAATTAAATCTCCAGTTGCTTCTTCAATATAAACATTTTCACCATTAACCCCATTTCCTTCAAGAGGAACTTTTTCTTCAAACTTAATTGCAAAGTTAGCAAAATATGTATCAGAGGTAGACTGTAGCCTTAAAATATTATTTGGGTTATATCTTTGCTGGACTAAACCAAGATTTTTAATTGGTGAATAAGACACTCTTTGGCCATTTATAATGTCATTTCTAGAAACACTTAGCAACTCATGACCACCAATATCTTCAAATATTAAATCTGTCATAATTTCTACAGACATAGATTGATCATCAAAAAGAACAGTATCTATTGGCGCAGTCTTTGTTGGGGGTGTAGAGTATGCCGTTACTACTGTTGCGTTTGACGGAGTTTGTGGAACTGGAGATACTGTCATTTTAAACCTCACTCAAATAGATTGTCATGTTTGGTCCACTTTCTGATCTTTGATACTCTATATTATAAACTACAAACCTAGAAGAATCTTTAGAAACTAAATCTAAACCAGAAGAATCCTTGTAGTTTATAGTTACTATGTCTCCAAGTTGTAAAGTTGGAATGCTAAATATATTCATTCCAACAGATTTCTTAGGCACCATTAATTTATTTATAATCCAGTTCATCATTGCATCTGCATCATCTTGTGTTTGAATATAAGGACTATCAATGCTAAATTCATTTTTCCCGTATGTTAATCAGCTTAACTTTATTTCATCATATCTTGACTTTTCAACTAATGGAGAGTATGTTAGTGTGCTTCCAACTAGTTCTGGGTCAGATAGATTGCCACGCTTCTTGAAGAATTCATCTACGGTTAGTTCATGCGTTGTATCTTGTGTAAATGTAATTCCCTGAATTCTTAAAAAGTTTCCAGTTGTTTCATCTAGGTTTAAGGCTTTGTCTGTTGAATTAAATATTAAAAATTCTGCACCATATGAGTCTGCATAAAATCCAGATGTTGTGTATCCTTTTATATTATTAAATGTTGGTGAAAGTTTTGCATAAAGTGCTGGGTATGCACGATCATACTTAATGTCAAAATATGCACATTCACGCATAATAGAACCAAACTCTTCAAAATACATGTCATACTTTGGTGGTTGCTGTGCACTAATTCCAGATAGATATGTTGACTGAACAACACCGCTCATTGCATACTTTCTAAAGGATTCTGTAACATCAATCTCTTTATCTCCAAACACCTGACCCAAAGTTTCATTTACAGTAAACACTGTGTTTTGGCTGTAGTTTTTAGATAGAGCGTATATATTTTCAAACATACACTTTGATGATCCACGCACAAATAAAGCCATATTATTATATGTTGGCAAAGGATCTGTATCGTCTACAACCTTTATTAATTGGTTATTTATATATAGATAGAATCTTCTGGTATTACCTATGTCAATATATTCTACTGATAAGTCATATACCGTTGAATTTTCTTCTCCAGCAAGTCTTTGCTGCCCAGTAAACTTTCCATCATCAACAATAATCTTTGATAGTCCTCCCCAAAGTTTTACTGGTATTGCATCTGAGTTGGAAGAGTCTTTTTTAATTTTATAGAATACAACATTGTTTACTGAAAATTGTGCATTATTATTCTCATCAACCTTAAGATATGAGTTTATGTTGTCTTCAGTAAGCGCAACAATTTCAAAGTAATATCCATTGTTTGTTTCTGGATTTAACAAAAATGCTAGGCCTCCAGAACCACCACCTATATTTATATTCTGGTCTGGTTGATTTCCAGATAATTGATAGTATGTAACGCTTCCATTTGGAGACTGTGTTCTAGTTGTATTATTTTCAATTTTACCAACAATTCTTAGTCTTGTTCCAAAGTGCTTATATGCATTGTCTAAGTTCTTATAGACATAAGATACAAAATTTAGTGGTGTTTCTGTTGTCTTAAATGATGGACCATTAAAAACTAATGCAGATGATTGAATTGTTCCTGTTTGGGTTGAAGGTAAATTGTTGACTTCTGTTTCACTTAAATAACTTGTAGCCATAAAGTTCTTTATAATGCTGTTTCTTGTTGATTGTTTTGCAACTACATTGTTTACTCCTGCTGCTGCAACAGTAGTTGCAGGAAGTGTAGAGGCAAGATCAGCATCTAACTTTGTACTAAATAGATACTGAGACTTCATGTTTAATCCACGAACATTATCGTTATTCGTCCAATAGTTATTTATTCCAGCAGAATGTGAAACTATCTGAGTTCCAAATTGTCCACGCCCATGGTCAACAACTGCACCGTTTTGTAGTCTTGTTATTCCATCTACTGTCTCATAGTTTGGAGTTGCATAAATTCTTACAAGGCCTGTAGGATATATTTTTCCATTAAAAGGTATTGATGCAAAATACTTTTGATACTCTTGATTGCTGCTAATCCAAACTTTTCCAGTTCCAGTAATATCAAACTCTGAAGCATCATATCTAATAACTTCTCCATTAGAGTATAGGTATCCGTTGTATCGTGTTAGCCAATATACATTTTCTCCAAGATCTATAATATTATCCGTAAGAACATTACCAACTACAACTGGTGCTGTTCCAACTAGGTCTGAGTTTATTGGCATTGCTCCTAATACATAACTACCCTGCTTTGAGGCAAGTTCATTTATTGTTTTTGTATTTTCTGTTCCAGCAACTTCCCATAAAAGAGATGGCTTGTATATCCAAGTTTTTTCTTTATCAATCATTGTAGATTGACGAATTGATCCGTAAGATCTTTGAATATATCTAGTTGTATAATTAATCTTTCCATCATTATAAATCTTTTTATCTTGTGATGCAATAGCAATAATATTAGGAAGATTTCCAGAAGTAGAATTTTCAATAACACCTGAGTCAGTTTGATTGTTTGATCCAGATAAAACAAAGTTTGTTTCTCTTTGTTCTTCTGTAGGCATTAGATAATCTTTGCTCATTACAACAAAGTTATTATATTCATCAAAAAACATTGCACTCTGAGTTGATACTGCTAGTTGATTCAAAACTTCTGCAACATTTTGATCTGGAGCAACAAAGAAAAATGGGATTATAGGATCTGCTTCATCTGCCACACGCCTAAATGTATAGTTGCTAAACCCAATATAATCAAGAAGCATTGAGACTGCATAACTTAACGATGTCTGTGTTGTAAGTAGTCTTGGGGCTGGCATTGATTCTAAAAAGAAATAAAAGTCTCTTAACTCTATTGACAACTTTGCTGCAGTTACGTCTGCTTGAGGAAATCCTTCTGAGTATAAAGTTTTAATTGGAACAGAATACTCATCTCCTGCAACATCTAAGATTGATTCATAAAAAAGAAACTTTATATTTTTTCTAATATAATCAGCAACTATACTAGATGCATTATTTTCATTAAAGGCTTGATCATCATCAAAAAGAGATAGTGTTCCAGTGGATGCAAGTAGTTGTCCAACTGGAAGAGATGTAGTTCCTATGTCAGATAAAATCTTTTTAATATTAAAATCAATTACTTTGTCTGATATATTTACAACTAGTCTAGGAGACATCTCAATTAAATCAAATGTTGAATCAAACTTATTCATTGTCTCTGCTACTACTCTTATTCCACGAATATATGCAAACTCTCTATACGTAGTTTGGTTTTGTGCATCATTAGTAAATAGATCTGGACTTGTTAGGTCTGTAATAAGTTTTGATGAACGGTTTAAAACTCCAGTTCCAAGCATCCATCCATACTCAGGAACAAAAGAGTCGTACTCTTCATCTAGCCCATTCCAGATATATAAGGTTCCACGATCATTTGTATTTTCAACAACTAGGTATCCATCTCCATTTAGGGATTGTTCTGGTAGTAAAGTTATAGATCCTATCTTTTCAATAAAGGTATATGACTCTTTATATGCATCTGGTATATTTAATCCATATTCCAGTTCAACATATCCATCTTCTGGAATAATTGGTGATCCACCATCACGAATAGAGTTTTCGTTAAAAGAATAGGCATCAACCCAGTTGTCTTCATTTAAGTATTGAATCTTCCATCTAATTGGAGTTGTTTTATTTGTTGTACCATATAATGGATCAGACAAAATGCCAGAGGGTGTAGTAAAGTTTCCTAAATTTGCTGTTCCAACATTTGTTTGCATTTTTACTACAAGCCTATTTGCTGGAACCTTTTCCTTATAAACTACAAAAGGAGCAGCATCATCAATATAATTTAATCCGTTAGAAACATTTTTTGCAATTCCTCTTTCAATATTATTTTCTGTTCTAAATGATGACCAATATCTAAACTGATCATATCTTGATGCCATATAATATCTTGGTCTTTCTGCAATAGATACACCAGAGTTTGCAAAATATCTATTATTAAAATATGAGGCTTTATTAATTCCAGATCTTGGTCTAAAAGGTTTTACACAGTCTTCTAAAGAATATATCATTTTCATTTTTTCTTTAGTTGATGTAAAAAGTTGCGGGACTCCAGAGTTATCAAACCCTCCATCTACAACAACATCGGCATCTGTTGCACCTGTATAGTAGTTTCCTTCATCTAAACTATCAAAAGTCAAAGGAAGTGTTCGGTATTGGACATCTGACCCAGTTGGTCTATATCGGTAATTTCCAAGTTTAAATATGTTATCTGGCATATTCATATTCCACTCAGCCAAAACTAATGACTGTAAGTGTACTGTTGAAGATGTTTCTAGATGTGTCTTTAATGTCTCACTAACAAACATTTAGACCTCTTCCAGCGATACCGAAATATTCCAAAGATCGTGGTTTGACCCACCACGCTTTACAACAGAGTAATTAAAGTCTGTTATATAAACCTGCATTATTTGATTGTATTGTGCAAGATGTCCATAGTCTGCGTCATCCTTACCAAAGTTTGAGTACTTGTCATATGCTAAAAACATCCAAAAAGGTCCTGTATGGTTTTCATACCAGTCAAGCAGTTCTACTCCACCTGCTCCACCATCTGAAGTAAACTCTCCAGTTGTATTTTTGTCAGGGGATAGGCCAGTAGATAAAAACCCTGCATCTTGAAAGTATGATCTTGATGGTAAATTATTCCAGGAAACAGACATTGTTAGTTTATCTGCTATATGGTATGAACGCATACGTCCATTAATGGTTCTTTGTCTTTGTTCAATTCTTGTTGGTGTAAAATTTAATTCCCCACGATTATGGTCTGAAAGAATAAGAAATTGATTAATTAGATCTGGATCTGTGGAACCTGCAAAGTTACCTTGTACTTCATAGCCATCTGGCAGGTATACCCCATCAACGAGTGTGCCAGGGTTCTCAGACCACAGCAGGGCTTGGGGGCGCTGATACCTACGTCTACCTGTTAAATACGCTGCTGTAGCCATTTAGCCCCTCTGTGTCCTAATTCTCTGTGAGTCAACTTGTCTAATTTGTGTCATAACAACTCTTGCAATATCCTCTGGATTTGCATCAGATTTAACATTGACGTTTAGATTATAATTATACACCTTCTCGCCTTCGTATGATCCACTATTAATAGCCTTCATTTTATCAACGCCATATGAGTCAACAGCATACTTACTCATTACGAACTCTCCAGGGGTAAGCATTGCTGGAATAATATCAGTTCCTCTTGCTTTTCCACCTACCGCAAAATACTTAGGAGCCATTCCACCAGATGACATATATTTTGGAATGATTCCGCCTGATGATCTTCCAACCCTGCCCTTAATATTAGATGCTGCTAACTCTGCTGCTTCTTTAGCCTTAAACGATGCTAATGTGCTTGCTTGCTTCATTACTGCATTGGATGCTACCAAGGCACGTTCTGCTGCCTTTAATTGTGCTGCAATAGATGCTGCGCCAATTGCTCCGCTTTCTTGTGCTGCAAGAGCACTTGGATTTACCTTTGCTGCAAATAATGCTGCAGCATTCATATCTCCTGATGCTTTGGCAGTTGCATATCCACTTAAAACTGCTGCTTTTGCTGCAGCAGCATCGGCTGCTTTTTGGGCTGCTTCATCGGCTGCTTTTTGGGCTGCAGCATCTGCTTCTCTCTTTAGTCTTGCTGCTTTTTCTTCTGGAGTTTCTCCGCCAGTATCGGCAGCGGTAGGAACAAATGCACTTGATTTTGTGGCTGTCGTAGTAGGTATTGTAGCCATTGCAGCAGCAATTTTACCAATAAGGGCCAGCATACTTTCAAGTTCAAGTTTTGAATTTGTTAATGCTAGTTTATATGCATCAAGTTTAATTTGAACTGAATCCCAGGCTAGTTTTTCATTTTCAATTGCAAGAAGTTTTGCATCTAAGATTTCTTGATTCTTATCAAGTTCTGCTTGTAACCTATCTAAAGTTGCTTGTGCGTTTGCAAGTTGATTTGACTTAAGGCCATCAATAACTGTTTCTATACCTCTAATTGATAGAAGTTTTGCTTCTCTTAATTCTGTTATGTTATAAACTTGATCTTCTAATGAAAGAATTTGTACTTGTACTGTCTTTCTTTGTTGTTCAAGTGCATAAGACTGTTGAGAAATTCTAAACTGTTCTGCCTCAATCTGGGCCTTTGTCATACCGCCTGCAGATACTACGTTATCGGTTTCAGCCTTTCTTGATGCAGCAATAAATTCTCCAGATTTACGGTTTGCTGCTTCTGCTGCAGTTGTACGCATATCATTTGCAAGTTGTGCTGCTGCTGAAATATCACCTTGAGATAGTGCATCGGCAAGGGAAATTCTACTCTTTTCCTGTGCTGCAATATCAGAGTTAAGTTGAGATATTGTCTGTAGTGCCTTTTCTTGAGCATCATACTTCTCATTAATTGCTTCTGTTGCTTTATCAATTAAAGTTAAGTCATTTGACAATACCGCTGATCTATCAGATAAAACCTGTAGTGGTCTATCAAAATTAATATCCATGCTGCGTTGAGTATCATTGATTTTTTCTTGAAGATCATCAAGGAAGTTTTGACCAATGCCTGGATCATACTTAAGGGTAAGATTAATTGCATCAACTTTATCTTGTTCTTTTTGAATACTATCATTAACAGACTTAACATCAATCTCTGCAGTTTTAATCTTAGCCTTTAATCCAATATTTGCTATATCAAATTGGTTCTGTAATGTTCTGGCTTGTAAATCAAGAGCAGAAACATTTGCATCAATTGCTTCTTGTGTTGTTTGTTCAAAGGTTTTTGTTTGATTTGCAATCAACTCAAGAAGATCAGAATACTGTTTAGTTTTTGCTATTAAATCACCAAACTTATCCTTAGTATTTACAGTTGCATCGGCTGAAGCAATTGCAAATGCATTATTCTTATCCTTTAATATTTCAAGAATAACCTCATGTTTTACACCAGCAGCAGTAAGCCTCTTAAATGCCTCAACCTGCATCTTTGTCTCTGAAATGTTGTCACTAAGTTTAATGTTGCTTAGTTCATAGTTAAGATTAATAGTCTTTTGTATTTCTTTATTTAATTCTGATTGCTCTTCCTTAGTGGCTTTTAGTCCTCCTTGTGCAACAATTTTTGCAGTTAGTGTTGCATCCTGTAATATCTTTTGAATTTCAAGTGAGTTGTAGCCTTCTTGTGTTAATAACTTATGTGCTGCAACTTGATTTTCAATCTCTTTACTTGCATCCTTTACATCTTGAATGTATCCAGCGATTGTTGCTTTTCGGAATCCTTCATTAATGGTTACAAAGTCATCTTTTAGTGCTGTTATTCTTCCATTTTTACCAATCTCAAATAAAGTTTTTGACCATAGCATAAACTGTTCTGCGTCTAATCCTCTAATAATTTCCATGAAGTCTTTATCAATAGAAATTCCAGCAGTCTTTGCTGCTGTCTCTATTTGTTTAATTGCTCCAGCCTGTGCATCAAGTCCTGGATTTATTGAATCCTTACCGCCATCCTTAAGGAATTTTCTTAAAGATATTAAAGGAGTAAGAGCATTAAAGCCACCTTCTTTAACAAGTTTAAGCCTTTGAGCAAGATCGCTAAGGAAGGATTCATCTCTCTTTGGACCTTCATCAGTTGTATCTACAGGTCCACCAGTCTTGGTTGTGCTTGGAACTGCTGCTCCAAATAATTGTGTTCTAATTTTTTCCATTGCAGCCTTGGTTGCTGATTCTATATTTTTTGGATTTTTTACAAATGATTCTAGTGCTGCAGCAGCAAGTCTTCCAGTCTTTGCACCCTTAGCCTGTTTTTGGAATGCAGTCTTAAGTTCTCTGTCAAGTATTGCATCAAAACTATCACTAAACTCAATAGATCCCATAGTTATAATTGCTTGGAATTGTAAGTCTTTAGGAAGTTTAGATATTGCAGTCCAGTCCCTAATTGCAGAATCTAGAGTTAGATTTTTGCCTTCTCCACCTGCTTCTTCTTGCATTTTTATAAGGGCTGTCTTTGTTACTTGCCCATTAGGGAATGCCTTATTTAATGCAGCAATCTCTGATCCAACCCTCTTAAGTCTGTCAAGATCTGCTTTTTGTGTTTCAATATTTAATTCAATTCCAACATAATCTGGAACTTTTCCAAGTTCTTCAATGGCAGACATTGTTGCATCGGCTTCAGTTTTATTCATATGCTTCATAGCAAATACAAGTTGCTTTTGATTATTTTCATTTGGAAGCATTGTTAAGATTGTAGAAAGTCTTTGTACTCCTTCTGTTCCTTGAACATCAATAAGGGTATTTAGTCTCTTTTGAATATCCCCACCAGTTTTAGTTAAAGTGCTTACAAGGGTTGAGGCTTCATTTGGTGTGAGTACATCTGACGTAACTAGTGTTGAAATTTCAAGAGTTACTTTATCATTTTTTATTTGATCAAGTTGTGATTGAAGTGCTGCTGCCTGAGCCTTAAGTGGTGCATTATCTTTAAACTTATCTTGCATTCCAACTGAGAATGCCTCCATATATTTATCACGTACTTGTCCACGGCCAGAGCCAAACGGACTAAGGGTTTCTCCAAGTGATCTTTTTGAAACATTATCGTAATTAGATGAAGCAGATGATAAAAGTTCTGCTTGCTTTGATCTTAATGTCTTTAGTCCAGACTGCCTCTTAGACTCTAGTTCAGCGATTTGATCATCAATTGCTTTGCGTTCTTGTTCTGTTTTTAATGTTTGTTTTTTAAGTTGAAGGTTTACAATTGCAGAATCATATTGAGATGTTAAGGCATCTATGCTTGCCTGTGATGCAGCAACATTTTGTGAGATTATGCCTTGTAGCATTCCTGCTGCTTGTCCTATTGCAGCCTTTTCTTTGCCCTTTTGATATTGTCTAATTGCTAGTTCAATGCCACCAAAAATAACTGTTGATATTGCTATTCCTGCTGCTCCAATTGGTGCACCTGCACCCGTTGCTCCCACTGCTGCAGAACCTGCAGTTCCAGCAACCCTTGCTGCTTGAGCGGCTCTTAATACTGATCCAACTCTTCCTGCTCCAGCAGCACGTTCTACATTAGCACTTGCTATTAAATTTGATGCTTGTAGTCCTGCTCTTGCACCTAGTAGGGCTCCACCAATTCCACCTCCTACTAATTGACCAATTTCTCCCTTTGTATTAATTCCTCTTTGTTGTGCAGCAACTAAGTTTAGATTTTCAAGAGCAGCCTTTTGTAAATTTTGTCCAGTATTTATCAAATCAACTTGAACCTGCAAGGGATTGCCAACAAGATTCTCTCCATTAGGACCAAGTAGTTGTATTAGTCTTCCTCTAACATCAAGTTCAAGTTTTGCATCTTTAAGGTTTCTAGTAAGAGCAACAGCAATTGATTCTGCTTGACCTCTATCAAGAACTCCTTGTGATACTGCTGTTCCTAGTTGATTTACCAATGAGTTAACTGCTGGTCCTGAACCAAATGTTGTCATAGCAGCATCAAATGATGACTTAAGGTTTTTACCAAAGTCGCTATTTGAAATTATGTTATTTCCAAACTCCATGTTTACTGGAGAAATGTCAGTATTTCTTCCTGATCTTTTTGCCTGAGCAACCTGAGTAACAGAAACTTTTCCAGTAATCTTTCCAAGTTCTTCAAGTCTTCTTGTGGTCATAGTCATTGACTCTGCTTGTTTTTGTCCTTCAATAATATTCTTTTTAATTGTTGATGCTTGCATTTTAAATACCGCAACTAAACCAACGGCAGTTGCTGCAAGTAGTTTAAGTGGACTATTAAGCATTGGCAGAAGCATAGTCAACACAGATATCATCATAATTGCATCCATGTTTTTTGCAACACCACTATCTGGATTTTTTTGAGCATACATTCCAGCAGCCATTGGAATCATCATTCCAGCCATTTGTGCTGGCATCATCTTTTGTGAAAAATTCATTCTATTCATTTGACGCATATTTGTGCGCTCTGCAGCCGTGGCTGCTCTTGTTTTTCCGTCTTCACCTGCAACTGTTTGCGATACATTTCCATACCCACCAATAAATCCACGCAACCCACGAGTCTTATCTTTGCCAAAAGACTCAGTTGTTTTATCTGCTGTTTTTCCAAGATCTGCAATCTTTGGTGTTGCAAGCACTAATTTAGCAGCAACCTTGTCAATTGCCTTAAAGAGTCTATTCGTAGATTTTGTTGCAGCAGCGGTTTGTGCAACTGAATTGCTGCCAGTTCCAACTGTTGTATTCCCTATTGGCCCTGCATACTGTCCTCCAGGCCTTAATGATGCTGGGGTTCCAAACGGAACATTTGATTGTTCGTACCCTGGAACTTTATCTGCAACCATTGACTGAATAAGTGGCATATATTTTGCAGATTGTTTTGCAGGAATTACAGCCTCACCTGGTGAAAGCATGGCTGGTTGAATATCGCCTGCGCCCTTTGGTCCAGGTACTGAAACAATTCCCTTAGCCAAATTCATAGTTGGCTTAACCTTCATCATTGCATTATCTGTAAAAATAAAGTCATCATAGTATGAAGGCTTACGATTTAATCTATATTCTAGTGCAGCCTGAAGAGCCTTCTTTTCATTTGGAAGTTTGTCAAATGGTGTCTTCTGCAGATTAGTTAATACTTCTCTTGCTTGTGCAGCATTAAGAGGATGTCCACCCTTTACATTTCCAAACTTTGTTCCTCTTAAACCAGAGTTAAACCATCCCCAGTCTCTTGCAATCTTGCTTGGTGCCCAGTCTTCTGGTGTACGATTTTGAGATCTGACTTCTCTAATATGACTTGGAGTTAACTTATTAACATCCCAACCCTTTAAAGACTTAACAACATCTTGTCCTAAAACCTTTTCAAGATATAACTTTTCTTCATTTACTAAATAATTTTGTAACTTTACAAGATGTGGGTTTCTTGATTTTAGAAGGGCTCTAAATCTTTTATCTGCAATGTCTTGATTCTGTTGACTATTTCTTGCATTGCTAAACTTAGGAAGTCTTGAATAGATTTGGCTAGGAGTAACATCTTTACCTCCATAGCCCTTTCTTTTAATTGTACGGAGTAGTTCTTGCTCTGTAGTATCGGTTCTCTTATTAGCAACCATCCAGTCTTCATTTTCTTTAAGTTTTTTCTTAAAGTTATCAAGTTTTCCTGCTGGAATTAAGAATGATTCATCTCCTACTGAGACACGAACCTTAGATCCTTCAGCAGAATATCTAATTCCTGAAAGTCTTGAAGAGATTGGAACAACAGGTGCAACATTTCCAGACAAACCTCTACGAGCAGCATCTCTTGCTGCATATCTAGCCTGCTGTGCTTCACGGAATGCTGCAGGTCCTGCTGATAGTGGAATTCCCTTTCCAACAGTTGCTGCTGCTCCAAATGATGGGAATAATCCTCCAGCAAAACCTGGAACCTTATCTTTAATTATTTGACCAATAAAACCTGAATACTTTTGTGACTGCTTTGCTGGAATAACTGCTTCTCCAGGAGATAGCATAGATGGAACTACATCTCCTGCTCCTCTTGGACCTGGTACTGATGTTGTTCCGTCTGCAAACTTTCTTGGGATACCGCCCTTGCCAGGCATAAACAATCCTGGATTCTGTCCTGCAAAACCACCCATAGCAACAGAGGCACCCTTATAAACACTTGTTAATGATGTAAGCGCTGCTGCTTCTAATTGGTATGCTGCAGACAGTTGTTGATGCTTAGAGTAGAGGGCATTACTAATAGATATGTTTTCTAATTCTTCTTGTGATAGGTATTGAGTCTTTAATGCTGCATCGCTGGATCCCGCAGATAATTGCTGGTATCCCTTTCTTAAAACCTGAATTCCCTTTACTGAGTTTGCAACAGCATTTGCAAGCAAACCAAATGTCATTAAGAATAGTGGTCCAAGCCCACCAACTACAACTGTTATAATTCCAATAGCCTTCTTTATTCCATCTGGAAGACTATTAAATTTATCAGCAATTCTTGATATAAATTCAATCGCTGGTGTTAATACCTTAGCAAACAACTCGCCAATTGGTGCAATGGCTGCCTTTAGTCTTTCTACAGATCCAACAAACTTATTCATTGGAGAGTCTGCTTGAACCTTTAATTCTCGCTGACTTAAGATAGCAAGTTCTTCAACAGATGCATTTGTTAATTGAAGAACACGAGCAGCCTGTGTTCCTTCTCTTCCAAGGTTATTTAGAAGTGCAGAGATTCTTGCAAACTGATACTTTCCAAATACTTTTTCAATTACTCTTGAGCGCTCTAGGTCAGTTAGTGGTTGTAGTGCTTGTGCAAATCCAGTTACAGTGTTTCTTAAGTTACCAGCATTTGCTTCAACAATTCCCTTGATATTAATTCCAACTGCTGCAGCAGCCTTAGATGCAGCGTTACTTGGATTAATTAAAGATGCAAGTCCTGACTTAAGTGCGTTAGCACCTTGTGCTGCAGATATTCCACCTTCTTGCATTGCAGCCATAAAGTATGCAAGATCTTTTACGTCTCCACCTAACTGCTGAATAACTGGAGCAACCTTTGGAATTGCTTCTGTTAAATCGTCAAGTGCAACAACAGTTTGGTTTTCAACTGCGTTGAGGAAATCAATTGTTCCAGCCATTTCTCCAGTATCAATCTGAAATGCATTCTTAAGTGCAATGGTTGTTTCTAATGCTTTTTCTTGTGTAACTCCACCAAGTACTGCTAGTTTATTTGTTTGTTCTACAAGTGCTTCTAAACCTTTTCCGCTAAAACCTGCTGCTGCAGCATCAGCAGCCATTTTAATAGTGTCCGAAACCTTAAGTCCATACTTTGTGTATTCATCTCCAAGATCACGAATATTTTTCAAAGCAGCAGCGGTGGCACCTTGATCTGTAAAAATATCTCCATAGACTTTCTTAAACCTAATTACCTGTGTTTCAATTTCTTTAAATGTTTTGATTGCTTGTGAGCCAAATAGCATAAGAGGAATAGTAAAACCAACCATAAGTTGGCGACCAGCCCACTGGGTATTCTTACCAAAGTTAAGTAATTTTGTTGAACCATCATCAACTAGTTTATTAAATATTTGTTGGCGTTGAGTGGCTGCCATTAACTGTGTCGTTACATTGCCATAGTTTAGTGCCTTTGGATTGAACTTCATTGCGTTCATGGCACCCTGTGCATCACGTCCTAACTGGACATATTGCTGCTGTAGTGTCTTTACACGCTTATCAACTAATTTTCCTATGGTGTCAAATTCGCTACCAAACATCTTTCCAAATGTCTTAGTAGATGCTGCACCATATCTAAAGTATTCCTTAAGTGAAAGTTTTTGTTTATCTAAATTTTTAGCAAACTGCTCAGAAGCAGTGCTCATTCTTGTCATTGAAGCGGTCCACTGACCAGTGGCATTTACATTATGTAAAAGAGATTGTGCGTACTTTGATTGTGCTGCTGCTGCAGTCTTTGTTCCAACGATGAGGGAGCGGTTAAGGGTAGTGAGTTCCTTTTCAAGAAGACGCAGTTGCGTCATTGCTTGTGAGGTATCAATATTTATAAAAATATTGCTATTTGTATCTCCTGCCATTAACCGCT